GCGAGCAGCTGGTGGCCAAAGCGCTCCAGACCCATGTCGAAGGTGACGATCTCGTCGTGGATGACCCAGCGACCGTTTGGCAGGCGCTGGCCAATGGTGGCAGCAGGGGTCAAACCAAAGTCCAGCCCGACCTGAATCGGCACCGTCGGATCGACCTCGGTGTCGCCGGACATCGTGCCGTCCTCATACTCTGGCCAGACGGGGCGACCTTCTTGCACATAGGTGTACTGCCCGCCGGCATAACACTTGATCCAGTCAAGATTCTTGCCCAGCAGCATCTGCTGGTAGTAGCCACCTGGCAGGTTGTTGATGTTCTCTGCACGCGGGTTGACCTTCCACCACTTGCCTGCAGCGAACACATGGTCATTGGCTTCAGGGTTGTCTGGCAACTCCTCCGGCACGACATCGATGACCCCACCTGGTTGCTTCCAGAACTTCCAAGCGTATGCGCCGGTCATCTTCTCCTTCTCGGCCATGTTGTGCCACCAGTGGTCATCGTCCATCGGGTTGGTGTCCATCCAGATGCCGTGCCAGGTAGCACCACCATCGCGCTTGGTCGGGTATCGGCCAACACGGTGCGTCAAGCCGTCGATGACCGCTTTGGGGAGCTCGCGGGCTTCGTTGACCCATGCGCCGGTCAACTCGAGCGAGAGCAGCTTTCTGACGTCCTTGGGCTGGTCGAGCGCCAGAAAGATGACCTCGCAGTCGATACCGGCAGCATCACCCCTTGCTGGCAGTCGGATGTGGTGGGTGATCGGTGGAGTCCACAGCATCGGGCCGAATGTCGACTCGGGAAACAGATCCAGCCAGGTTTTGATCGTGGTCGTTTTCAGCATTGGGTAGCTGTTCCTGACCACTGCCCAGCGGCTGTAACGCACGTTGTCCACCGGGGATGGGTTTTGCTTGATGGCCTTCAGGAAGATCTTGCTGGCGCAGCCGTATGACTTGCCCGACCCGACCGGCCCCATGATGCCTTGGACGAACGCATTGCTCTGGATGAAGTCGTAGATCACCGGGCTCTGGCTGAAATCCAGGTTCAGGCCGGAGCTTGAGATCGCTTTGTCCGATTGTTCTTTCGTTCTTGCCACGTTTCCTCCAGAGACTCATTGCTCGTTGCGTGGTGGCGCAACCACGTTCACATCGATCACAGACGGTTTGTCGTTCTCGTCAGGATTGTCCAGCAAGCCAGAAGCCTTTGCCAGCAACCGCAGCACGCCCACCTTGTCGTACAGCTCGATGTCCAGAAAGCTGTTGCCTTCCTTGTCCGTCCTGACCGAAACCTTCTTGATGGCCTGCAAGGCATGTTCAGGGATCTGGTGCGCAGCCTTGACCTTCACATTGCCGGCCTCGTCCCAGTCCATGATGTCCGTGATCTTGGTGTTGGCCATGCACAGCAGGGCATAGGACACAGCCTCACGGTTCTGGATCAGGGTGTTTGAGCGTTCCAACCGACGCTGAATTGATCGAGTCCCGCCCCAGTTCGTCAGAGGCGGCACCACGTTGGAATGTTTCTTCGCAGCCATCAGAAGGGAATGTCCGAGTCATTCTGCGGCTGGTACGCATTCGCCTTTGCCTGGTTATGCGCAGACTGCACAGGCGCAGCACCAGCAGGCTGCTTCACCTTCCCAATCTTCACCTTGTAGTACGTGTCACCAGCCTTTGTCACCGCAGGGCTGACATCAAGGTAATGCACGTTCCCATCCGGCAACATGATGTCCCCGCGGAACTCGGCGTGCCAATCCTCAGACTTCTCCTTGTTGATGAACGCACTGCCGTGATTCGGTTTGTGTTCCCATGCCATTGTCAATCTCCTAAGTTAAGGGTGAGGTACTCGCAGCATCCGTCACGGCCACCCTAGGCGTGGACTTACTGCAACTGCTTCCGCTTTCCCTCATAGTCAAAACTGCAAAACCCCCTCAGACGAAAAGGGGAGGAAAATTTTTGTCACTCACCCGCACGCACAGGGCGAGGGGGAGGGGGGAAAGGTGCTCTTTCGGCAACTGACTGCCAGCCGCCAGCCAGCACGACCGATTGTCCAACCAGTCTGCGCCAGGCCTGCTTCCGACCAGACACCCCTTGACCCCCCTGCCTGTCCAGACACCCGTTAAAACCCATACCAGCGTATGGATTCTGTACATCCACATGCCCGACCGCTTTAAACGCTCTACAAGCCGTTTTCCCTGTCCACCCATGTCTGCCTATTACCCGATCCCTGATCGCGCCTTGTAGGTACCTTCTCGTCGTTCCTAGAGGCATCAGGGTTTCACAGGCTGTCTGCATGTAGCACCAGCAGGGCTTCGATCAGGTTCACGCCAGCTGGCATCGGGACGCCTTCAGCCTGACACCTTGCTTGCAATTGCTGCAATGTTGCTTCTTGTTCATCTTCAGTTAATTGGTTGCTCAGAACTTTAATTAAACCTAATTCAATATCTTTTAAATATATATCCCTTAAAGACTTACTTATAGGTGTTCTTTTGGTGTTCTGGTCAACCTCTGGGTTGTCATTAGAGTCAACCCTAGGGTTGTCAATGGACGGCTCCTGATTGACAACCTCTGGGTTGTCAGTGTGACGCTTCTTTGATGCCTTCTTGGCAGCTATTTCTGCCTTCATCTTGGCCACTGCAATGGTGTCTCCCTTTGGCATTTGATACTCCTTGGCTGGTGGTGTGACGGGCTTGATTGCCCCTTTGATCATGTCTTGGATGCGCTTCAAGCCTTCAGGGTTGACGCTCATGTCTTGCTCTTTTTTCATCTGCTCCTCCTTGATTGCTGGCGGCCTGTTGTCCTCATGTTTGCTGGTCACTGCCAGTGCTGTCTCCACATCAATGCTTTCATCAAAGACAACCCTGACGGTATCTGTGCGCTCTCCTTTGAATCCCTTTCTGACCACCTCGACATAGCCTGCAGCCTTGAGCTTGACGATCTGCTTGCTGATGGCCTGCTTGGTCACGCCCATGTCCTTGGCAAGCTTGACCTGGCTGACCCATGTCAGTCCTGCTCTGTTTGCGTACGAGCACAGGATGCCCAGGACGCGCACAGCAGCGTCTGAAAGCCTGCGATCGGTCAGCGCCCTGATCGGCATGACACAGATCTTGCGCTGATCCGGTGCCGGCTCCTTCTCCTTGATCCGCGGCTTCTTGGGCAGCGTGAATGGCACAATGTTGTCAGGCACGGCGCTCATTCTTTTCCCTTAACTTGGCCTCGATGAACTCCCCGAACTCAGCCGGGTTGTTCGATGTCAGCCACAGCACCTTGCGCTCAGTCGATGTCAGGCCACGCCAAGGCGCAGGCTCGGACTCATCGCGCTGTGGTGGAGCGGTGTGTATTACTCCTGTCTCATTGCAGGTCGAGCAATGTATCCATTCATCACACCCCATGTATATCCTTCCTTTGCCCTGACATCTTGTACATGTACGCGAAATCGGCTCCGGTTCAGGTGCGCTTAGTCTGGCGCGGATGGTTTCGATTGCAGGAAACAAAACTTTGATTGCGCCTACTCTGGCTTTCCCTGCCTCGCTAAAATCATCACTCCCTGTTGTCCATATCAACGCATCCAGCACCTGCTGCGCTTCCTCGCGGGTCAATGTGATCATGCCTGCCCCTCGTCTATCTCAACGGTCGACTGATCCTCATACGCAAGGACATCCGACATCCGGTAACGGATCAGCCCGCCGATCCTTAGAAACTTGACACCCTGTTTCATCGACCTGTTCCGTTCAAGAGTTGCCTCGCTGACCTGCCAGCGGAACGCCAGTTCTTCCTGCGTCATCAATTGTTCGCGCTCGTTCATGCCACCCCCCAGATCTTTGCGGCCAGCTTGAACAGCGCTTTCTCATTGGTCTTGCCGTTCGACTTGTAAATGCTCACCGTCTTGCGCTCAATGCAGCACTGGCACACCCAGCGTGCTGTGCGCCTGTAGCGCCTGTATTCCCCGCCTGCCTCGTCCCTGTTGGCCTGGCAGCTGGTGCAAAACCGTTGTCTCTCGCTATTTGCCATTTTTGTACCTCCTCACCATCTCGTTGCGCAGCTTTGTACGGGCTTCTGTGCCGCGCTCTTTTTCGATCCCGTCCAAGTAGTCGCGCTTGGTGATACGGGGCTTCCTGGCTTTGTCAGGCAGGCGCAGAGCCCACCTGACTTCGCACTCATGCCGCCACGCCTCGCTGTGCGTACAGACCTGCACGCCGTCGAGCTCTACTGTGCGCGGCTTCCAATGGCTGCTATTGCAGATTGGACAATACTCAGCGGCCAATGTATCGCCTGTGATACCTGCGGGCAGCACGCATGGCTGCGATGACACCCAAGCCGCTGCACTTCCACAGCCAGAAGCAGCGCCAGAACTTGCGTATCTTGGTCATTCGCCCCTCGCTATCAGCATTTCGGCTGCAATCGAATACGCCCAGCGTGCCATCTCAGCGTCGCAGTCGGGCTCATCTGGGTAGTCAAAGTCAGGCACTTGCATGCCGTACTTGGCCACGATGCCTTGCAGGGCAGCTGCGGCAAAGTAGTCGCGCAGGGTCATGCCTGGGTGGCCATAGGCACCGTTTGGAAAGGCGAGGGGGCTGTCGATCATTTGACCCTCCGCATCTTCTTGGCCTGCTCGTCCTCAATCATCTGCTTGCGGATGCGCTTGAACTTCTCGGCCAGATCCATTGCCGTGCCGCCAGGCTTGTACTTCCAGTTCGGGTTCCACACCGACGGCGTGGTGTCCTTTTCCTTGGGCTTCTTCACTTGCTCAGGTGCTAACTTCAACTTTGGTTGCATTGTTTCTCCTCTCAATGCACCAGCTGCAGATCCAACGCTGGCGCAAACCATCTGATGACTTGATGTACTCACCGTTTTTTCGGTATCTGCTCTGCTGGCAGCTGCTGCACCACTTGGCCGACAATGCCGATGTCAAGATGGTGCTGTGTACCCATGACCGCAGCTTCATTTGTCCACGATTCGCCACAGGTTGATCCCCTTTCCCGATCCGTCTGGGCGAGCCTGCCGCTGCATCTGCAGCAGGTTGCGCCGCGTCATCTTCTTCAAAACGTCGTACAGGCTTTCGTAGCTAATGCCATGCCCCTGCAGAATCAGCTCCTCATGCAGCTGAACCGTGGTCATCGGGCCGAAGTCGGCCAAGATCTCCACGATGGCCTCGCGCACCTCTGACTTCTCCTGCTGCCCCTTGTTGTAGTGGCCAAGCCCAACCCGAATGACCTGCCGGCCTTCGGCTGGTGCCAGCGTGACCTTCTCGCCTGCCAGCTGCCTGACGACGAGATCCCAGTTCATTTGAGCTGGTCGCGCATCATTGGAATGAAATGCTCGAGGCGCAGGCACACTCGCCAAGGCTGCCCATTGCGCCTGTACATCAGCACCGGCACTTCGCCGGGTGACGCGCAGGCCTCGACTTGCTCGCTCCATTTGTCCACCTGTAGTCGTTCTTGTCGTTTCACCTCGATGCGAAACTGGGCGACCGTCAGGTCATCTGCCCCGTCACGCGCCTGCCCCAGGTTGCGCTTCACCACAAAACCCAAGTGCTCAGAGAGCAAAGCGGCGAGCTCACGTTCGCCTGCAGCCCCTTTGTTGCGCTTGCCCCTGCCGTTCACGCAGACCTCAGCATCTTGTCCAGGCGGCTTTCGGTGGTGCTGTAACGCTCCCTGAGCGCCTGGTGAACGAGCTCGTCGACGATGGATGCCCTCGAGCGCCGCTGATCCCGCGCAGCCTGGTCGAGCAGGGCGCGTGTCTCAGGACGCAGACGCATCATGAAGTGCTTGAATTCCGATCTCATACAATCTCCAATAGGCGGTATTGCGCAACGATATATCCAGAAACAGCGTCGCGTCAAACAGTTGGCAACCTGGCAGCGTTGTATAAATACAACCCTTTGGATTGTTGACATTGCTCCGCGATATACCGGATACTGTGCGCACTGCATCTCGCAGCACCCTACCGACAGACAGGAGGACAGCATGACAACCCACACCGGCAAATTCGTCGCTTACTACCGCGTATCGACTGACCGCCAAGGTCAGAGCGGCCTTGGCCTCGATGCGCAGCGCGAGCTGGTGCGCACCTTTCTCAACGGCGGCAGCTGGCAGCTGATCGGTGAGTTCACCGAAGTCGAATCCGGCACCCGCAAGAAACTCAAACACCGCCCAATGCTGGCCGCAGCACTTGAGCTCGCCCGCAAGCAAAAAGCCACGCTGGTGGTCGCCAAGCTTGACCGCCTGGCGCGTGATGTTCAGTTCATCTCGACCCTGCTGAACGGCAGTGTTCGCTTTGTCTGCGCCGACATTCCCGAAGCCAATCGCACCTTCATGCAGATGATGTCGGTGATGGCCGAGCACGAGGCACGGATCATTAGCGAGCGCACCAAGCAGGCGCTGGCAGCATTGAAGCGCCAAGGCAAGAAGCTGGGCAGCCCGACACCTGAGATTGGCAGCGCCGAGGGCGTCAAGGTCATCAAGGAAAAGGCTGACGCTTACGCAGACCGCGTCGGCCCGATCGTGCGCGACATCATCCGCAAATCCGGTGCAGACACCCTGCGCGACATCGCTGCAGCCCTGGCTGCCCGCGGCATCCAGACGCCACGCGGCAACACCGAATGGCATCCCAGCCAGGTCAGCAACCTGCTCAAGAGGATGAAGTGATGCGTGAAATTTTGGTTGGACAAACCAATTCGCGCACAACATTTGCGGAAATTCTTATGGCGAAATTTGCCTCCCAACACAAGCAGGATTGAACGATGGACTACGTCAAACCCTTCGACGGTCAGTCGAACCTAGAGCGCAAAGAGCTGGCCAAGTACCTCAACCGCGTTGGCCGCGGCGTCAACTGCCGGCTCGACGTGCCGATCCTTGTGATCTCCGACATCAAGTGGGCGGCGACCGTGTTCGAGCGGCTCTCGAAAGAGCTCACGCAGCTGGCCTTTGTCGATGACCGCAGCGAGATCTGGCGCATCCTGGCTTCTCGAGCAGCGATGGAAACAGCCAGGTCTGAGCTCATGCAAAAGAACCAACACAAGACCAGCCTCAAGTTGGCAGCAAAAGCTAAGGAAGATGAGGAAAAGCGACGCAGCACCTGACCACTACATGTAGTGGGTCGGTCGCCGAATGACGTTTGGATTTTTATTCATGCAGTTACATCAACGAGTTACAAAACCAGGAGAAAAAATGGACAAGCAAAACAATAACTTGCCGTTTGAGGGCAAAGAAGCAAAACGCGCATATGTGTATTCGGGTTTTTCCCAGCGCAACCACAATACGTTGTGTTCGCCGACTGCATGGGATGACCGCCGTGTTGCCGACGTTCTTGAGCAGGAACGCAGGCAAGAAGTAGTCCACGCGGTTGCCGACTGCGTGATCTATGCCCTGTTCGGGGCGATGCTCGTCTTTGCCTATTACAGCTGAGGCCGGTCATGCAGACCGCCGCCTTGGGTCGCGCCCTGCGCGACGCCCAGCTGACCCTATTTGAGCGCAGAGACTCAGAGTTTCTCGAGCACTGCCGAGCACTAGCCGTCGAGGTTTGCCGGCAGCAAGGCACGGTCAGCATCAACGACATTCGGGCACAGCTGCGCTTGCCCGCTGAGACACACCCGTCCGTCCTGGGCGCGGTTTTCAGGTCAAAAAAATTCACGGCTGTCGGTTTCACCGAGGCCACCCACAAGGCCGCTCACGCCCGCGTCGTGCGCGTCTACAAACTCACCGAGGAGAACTAAATGGCAGGTAAAAAAACACCCGATGACATGCTGTCCTGCAGCCGGTTGCCGGCACTCATGGGGCTGTCGAAGTACAGCACCCCGAACGATGAGCTCGATGTCAGCATCAAGGCGATCATGGGCGAGGATCGAGAGAACAAACAGAACGAGTCAATGGCATGGGGCGACCGGCTCGAGGCAGTCATCCTGATTGAAGCAGCCGAGCGCCTGCAGCTGGCCGACCTGATCACCGAGTACCCAGAGGCGCACTTCCATGAAAGCCTGCCGCTGTGCTGCAGCCTGGACGGCACCGGCGACGGTCACGGCCAGGTGATTACCACCGACCCCGACCGCGGCATCTACGTCATCGGCCAGGACAGCATCACGCTGGATGGTGTCGGCGTGCTCGAGGCCAAGCTTACCGCCGTGTCAGCAGAGGATGCGCCTGCGCTGTATCGCGGGCCGATCCAGCTACAGGGGCAGATGGACATTCTGCAGGCGAAGTGGGGCGCAGTCTGCGTGCTGTACCGCGGCACCGAGCTGCGGATCTTCCTGTTCGCACCGCACCAGCAGACGGTGGCCACCATCGCCCAGGTTGCACGCGACTTCCAGAAGCGCCTGGACAACTTCCGCAAGACTGGCGAGGTCGACTACTACCCGCCGGCAACCAGCGATGACGCTGATCGCATGTGGCCAGTGGCCGAGGACAAGGTCGTGCAGCTGGATGTCGAGGCCGAGCTGCTCGCAGCCAAGATCGTGGACGCCAACAAGCGAGCGAAGCAAGCGGCAGATGACAAGGCAGACGCAGAGAAGGATCTGAAGGTGCTGCTGGCTGACGCCAAGGTTGCAGTGGCAGGCAAGTACGAGATCAAGTGGCCGATGCGTAGCTACCAGGCGCAGCCAGAGAAGGTCGTGCCGGCCAAGGCTGCGTACTCGATCCGTCAGTCGACGCTGTCGGTGAAGGAGGTCGCATGAAAGCCGACCGCGAACTGACCAACCTGGAGAAAGCGCACGCCCGCGCTGTGGTGTCGCTGCTTAACACAATCCCGCGCTGCAGCGAGGATGAAGCGAATGAAATTGTCGAGAGCTTTACCGCCCTCGTTCTTTACACCATCGAAGCATTCCTACCAGAGGGGGAGAAGCATGACTCAACTGACTACAACTAATCGCTCCGGCTTTGCGCCAGCCACAATGGGCGAGGCAATGGAGTTCAGCAAGATGCTGGCTGAGTCCAGCATGGTGCCGAAGGCATACCAAGGCAAGCCGCAGGACATCATGGTCTGCGTGCAGTGGGGATACGAGCTCGGCCTGGCACCCATGCAGGCGCTGCAAAACATCGCGGTCATCAACGGCAAGCCGTCCGTGTACGGCGACGCAATGATGGCGCTGGTGCAGGCAAGCCCGGTCTGCGATGACATCGTTGAGCACATCGAAGGCGAAGGCACTGCCAACCCGGTGGCAGTCTGCGTGGCCAAGCGCAAAGGCAGAAACCCGGTGATCGCCAGGTTCAGCGTCGAGGATGCCAAGCGGGCAGGGCTGTGGGGCAAGCAGGGGCCGTGGCAGGCATACCCAAAGCGAATGCTGCAGATGCGAGCTCGAGGCTTTGCCCTGCGTGATGCCTTTCCTGATGTGCTGAAGGGGCTGATCACCGCCGAGGAGGCAGCTGACTACCCAGAGGAGGCCAAGCCGCGGGAGAAGGATGTCACCCCGGCCAAGCAGGCCAATCCGCTGGATGCGATCGCACCGCCGGCACCGCGCCCAATCGAGATGGCAGAGATAGTGGAAGGCGTGCAGGTCATCATGGAAAACACGCCGACCGAAGATCTGATTGCGCTCGGGAAAGAGTTTATGGACGCGGTTATGGGATCAGAGCCAGAGCCAGAGCCTGCAGATGTTGCTCCGGTCGTTGCCGAGTTCCCGCCGTTCGATGAGCCGTTGCAGAACGTCCCTGCAGAATCTGCAGAACCTGCTGCAGAACTTGATGTGCTAGGCGACTGGCCACTGATGGTGCCTGACAGCAAAAACCTTGAAGCACCCCCAAAGCTGCAAGTTACCTACGCGACACAAGCAGAATGGCAGGATGCGTATGAGGACATCGCCGACAAGACTGCCCGCGCCGGCAAGCGCCCAGCTCGGGAGCGGATGTCCATTGTCAAGAAGCTGCGGGATGTCAACCAGGCGCAACTTGATCGCATCAATGCGGTCGATCGCATCCGGCACACCGCAGGGTACAGCTCAAGGATCAAGGCGCTGGGCGCAGCCTTGGCACCCGACGAGAAGTAAAAAAACCCCGGCACTCAGGCCGGGGAAAACCCCGTCAGGCTGTTGTCATGGCGAAGGAGAAAGCCCAGCCAGAGGGGCGGTCGCTACGGCTATCGCTTTCTCAGGGCTTCGTACTGCCTGACGCACTGCTCGAGGGCTGCTTCGAGTCTGGCTGCGTCGGCAGCGTACCTTGCAAGAAATTCTCCATCTCCCCTTGCCAGTTGCGCGCCGGTCGCTCCACTGCAAGCGCTGGCGGTACCGGACACGGCACTGCCCGCGGCGGGGCGCTCGGGGCGCTTGCGCAGGCTGTCAGCAAGGGCAGCAGCGCGAGCGGAAGCCTCTTTAAGTTTCGCATTGGTTTCTTCCCTTAGTTGATCAGCTTCGGCCTGCAGCGCCTGCTCTTTCTCACGCGCTGCTGCGACCGCCTTGGCGTGCTCCTCTGCCAGCTGCGCACGCTCACGATCCCACGCCGATTGCACCTTGGCCTCGCCGGCACTATGGCCACGCCAGTACCCGGCACTGCCAGCAATGGCAGCCACCAGTACGCAGCCAGCGGCCATGTGTAGAGGGCTCATTTCGGTGGCACCTTGGTGCCTTCCAGCTTCTTATGCACGGTGATCGTCTTGCAGACCTGCTTCTTGGTCTTGGGATCTTCCTTGCAGACTTCCTTCTTCTCGCCGCCAGCAAAGGCTAGGGCAGGCACCAGGCACAGCAGGGCAATCAGTTTCTTCATCAGTGGATCTCCGGTTGAGGGGCAGGGGGAGGGGCTGGCTTACCGCCGAAGCCAGTCACCACAGGCGGTGCAGACATCGGATCAATGGTCGGCTCAGTCCGTTGTATCGGCGCAACACTTTTTGGTGCGGCAGGCGGCGTGTCATTCCAGTCGCTGGCCTTCGACACACCTGGCGGCGGGTCGATTAGCTTGGCCACGCCGTCCTTGCCCTTGATGGCCAGCAGCGTGCCGAGCGCGCCGAGGATGTACTTGCTCATGTCCGACAGCAGCAGAAAGAACTGCTTGTCGGCTGGTGCCATGCCGACCATTGGCTGGGTCACAAAGACCACCGAGTACATCGACAGCCCGGTCATGGTCAGCACGACCAGGCAGAACGTCGTGCCGATGATCAGCTTGAGCAGACTATCCATCTGCTCCGGTGCCATGTTCTTCATTCTTTCATGTCCTCCTGTTTGAGCAGTTGGTCAGGGCATGTGCCGGTGATGGCGCAGTCAGGGCGCTGGCATTCACGTTTTGCCCAGTTGGCCTTGTCCATGCAGGGATAGCGGAAGCGATCCTCGCAACCAAGCAGCGCCAGCAGCAGAATGAAGTAGCGCATCAGTGGCCTCCCATGACATGCAGCGCATGGTTGTAATGCTTGATGCGATCGTTCAGTCCGATGGTGCCGCCGTTGATGCGCTTGGTCAGCGTAAGGATGTCGCCCTTGTCTGCGATGTCGTTGAGCTTGTTGCTCTCCCAAAACCAGCAGGCCGACTGCGCTGCACCCTCAAATGTTTCGAGGTATTCGGTCGCCTCAACGACATCGATCTCAAGGCTGTCAGCAAACGATTGGTAATTCGATTTGCCAGTGAGCTGAATCAGCCCCCTGCCGCGGAACGCAAAACCCTCGCCGCTGGCCTCGTCGCCGTTGCCCATCCTGTTTGCGTAAATGCGATTGGCAATGGCACGCTGACGATCAGGTCGTGATGCGTACTGCTCTGCGAGTTCATCGGTCGGGAAATATTTGGGGAACAGCCGACGCAGGGCGCTGGCTTTGTAGTTCAGGTTTTCTTGGATGACTGTGAACTCAGCCGACTCATGGGCGCACTGGGCGACAAAAGCCGCGATGCGCTTTGGCGTGTTGATGTCGTAGTCGGGCAGCAGTTGTTCCAGCGCCTTGTGCCAATAGGACACATACTTATTGCGCGGGATCATCTCCTTGAGTTGGCCTTCTGTCAGCATCCAGTCGCTCCTTCAAAATCTTCAGCCGCAACTCCTTCATCTTGCGGATCTCATTCAATGCAGCATTCGTTGCGTTGTTCATGTCCATGTACATAATGCCCATGACAGGCAGCGCGATGACTAGCACAAGACACATGACCACCACGGTGACGAGTAAAGTCCACGGTATGTGCTGCTCATTCGTAGCAGGATCAGGAGGCCGCTGAACCACGCCAGGACGAACACCACTGCTCCAATCCATACCGCCTTTGCCCGTAGATCCGCGAGTGTCCTTTCCCGTTGCCATCTCGCTACCTGCGCCTTTCTCATTTCCTCAGCCAGTGCCGCGTTCTGCTCCTGTACGATCTGCTGCCACATCTTTTCAAACCGAGTCCACAGGTCGCCAAGTTCTGGCGGCGCGTTGTAGACCATCTGCTCGCGCACCTCAGCCAGCATGGAGTCCAGCTGATGCCTCACCTTCAACCGCTCCAGCGCACGCCTAGCAAGTGACATCTCGCCGCGGTAGACCTCCTTGGAGTTCACCTCGCTGGCGATGTACGCCTTGACCATGATGTCGTACTGGTCAACGAACTGACCCAGGTTGTCCCAGACGCTGTTCAGCACATCAGCAGGCGCGGCTTTGGCTACCTCCTGCACCCGCTTGACTTCCTCGTTGTACTGCTTCTTCTGCTCCGGTGTCGGGCTGGTGATCTTATGGAACTGTTCCTTCAGATCCTTCAGAATCCCGCCGACCTCGCCGCCTGTCTGCTTAATTTCTTTGTAAAGGGCGATCCCTTTTTTTGCGAGTTCAATGCACGATGTCGCTGTCTTATATGCCGCGGCAATCGTTATGGGATCGATCACATCAGGTCACATGCAGCTTCTGCTTCAGTTCCATGATCTCTTGGTGCAGCTGGTCGTTGCGCTCCTCGCACTTGCGGTTCTGCTCTTCGACTGCAGCCAAGCGCTGCGACAGGCGCTCGACCTCCTCACGCAAGTTCGTAATCAGATGCTCAATGGCCTCGTCGTGCAGCGTCGCAACCTTGTCGTGACGCAGGTCTGCCAGTACCTTGCGGTACATTCCGTAAGCGCCAGCACCAATGCCCGCAACAGCCGCACCCAGGGTTGTCCAGAAACCGCTTTCCATTTTTCACTCCAATTTATAACCAATAGAATCTATTGGTATTTGTACTATGGCGATAAGCCGCCGATCTGTTCTGAAGTCATAGCGATAACCTGGCTGCTGGCCAGCGCGTCAATCTGCACCGACTCCAGCACCGGTTCGGCCTGCGTCATTGCGCTTGGCAGCTGGTACTCAACCCACTGCATCTGGTCGTGGTTCCACTTCCAGCGGTAGCCTTCGCGGTCTACAGGCTTTGGATCGCGCACCACCCACTGCCAGTTCAGCCACACCACTTCTTTCCCTTCAGGCGCTTCAGGAGGCATCTCAACTTCGATCCAGCCTTCAGTGCCATCTGTCTCAGGTTTAGGAATAGAGCCGTTCTTTGTGTAGAGCATGGTCAATCCTTATTGCAAAGCAAATGCAGCAGTCGGTGCTGTGAAGTTGGCGGTATAACGGGCATAACCTTTGGTTACGCGAAGGTCATCGATGTAGCCGTTTAGGTAAGACCCCGGAACATAGTTCGAGCCTATGTACGGGTTTGCTGCGCTCAAAAGATTTGTTGTCATGGTTGCGCTTGCGCCTTGCGTACCATCAATAAAATACCGAACGGTACTTCCTGACCTTGCCAAAGCAATGTGATACCACTGCCCTGTTGCCAACGTGCTGCCTGACAAAACGGTTGTTGTATTCACAAACAACCTAAGTTTTGCTGTTGGGTCGTAATCCAACAATATGTAGTCACCGGCAGAACCGGGGCGACAATCGATGAGAGCCATTTGAGCTGCTGTGCTGTTCAGGTACAGCCAAAACTCAATAGTGAAATCACCAGTTCCAAAGTTAAATATGTTCCCGCTGTTGGGACGCAAATAACTATTTGTTCCGTTAAACGACACCGAGCTACCACCCCACTTACTCTGCGTCGTGCTGATCTGCGCATTGCCAACAGTCTCAAGAT